ATCAACATTGAAGCGATCACCACTTATTCCAGCATTGACAACTTGCGGCCCTGTTTGATTAATTCCCACATTACCGTAGCCGGACAGATCGCTACCTTGAGCGGCAACGCCGGGAGTAACCATACCGTCTTGATAATTAATCGTCGGGGTTACGCTGCTTCCTCCACCGAGAGGAATACTTAAAGCGGGATCGGCAGTTAAATTATCAACTGGAAAATCATCCGGCACTCCATATTTTGCCTTCTCATCGGCATAATACTGCTCTAACAACGCCGCAATTTCTTCCTCGGTAGGCATTACGCCCAGCTTCCCTCTGGAATGTAGACGCCTCGCATCGGAGTTTCATCAGTCATGTTCAGTATCGGCCTACCGCCAGCGCGTGACGTTTCCGTCGCCAGTTTTTGCTCATATGAGCGATAATCTTCGGAATAATCAAGGCCATTCTTTTTCTTGAAGCGCCAGATTATGCCCATTTCCATCAGGTGTTCATCGAGGACACCGACATCGGTATCCGCCGTCCATTTCGACTGATTAGCACCTGCCGCCGATTGGCAAAAATACGTCGATTGGTACTCAAACACCCATGTATTACCGGCTGACGGCGCGGGATACGCATATAGCTTGCCACCGAATATTCGATAGCTCGCATACGGCCCTGTTGCTGTTCGAGCCTTTAACGCTTGCCATTCGATTGGCGATAATGGCCCTCGAACGGGTTGCGTTAGTGTTCGATCCCAAAATGTCGAGCTTGTAATATAGCTGAACCCAGGCGCAAGCGTTGTCATAACGCCCTGCAATTCCGCTGCAAGTGATGTATGGGTTACTTCTATCTGCGTAGCAGGCCAAGAAAACCTATCAAGCAGCTCACGGCCTTCGGTATTAGCCATCGCTTGCAATGCGATGATGTTTTGATCTGTCGAGCCAATAACTGCCGATGGCTGCGCCAAGCCAATTGTATCGCACACATTTTGAACGATAGTTAAAAGACTCATGCCGCCTCTTTTTTCGGCCTACCGCGTTTCCCATGACTCGGACGTGTTTCCAAGTCATCCTGCAAAGCCGCGATCTGCTCACTCTGCGTGTGAATCAATTCTTCCATCGTTTCGATTTTTATCTGCAACGCAGAGATTTCTTCGGCGGCTTTATTCGTTTCTGCGTTTTCGAGATAGATTTTGGCTTTTTTTACTAGAGCTAAACCGCCCATGCCCAAACGCCGAATGCCGTCTGCGTTTGAATTGGCTAAATCTTCTACTGTTTTAATGCCTGCTTCTTGGCACGTTTTCAATTGCGCGGGCGTCACACCCGGCCAATGTCGCACATCAGAACCATTCACCGGCATCTCTAGCCCTTGTTTCCAAGCGTCGTATGCTTGCAGATAGTAAGGGATTGGCCGATCACCGCGCCTGTTGCCATTGCGCCACTCGTTGAGAAGCTGTTCTGTAACAACTTTTTCGGAAACGAGCGTGCCTTGACTGCCTGCTGGCGTCAATTTCGCATACTCGACATCTTTGTATACCGGCATTCCGGCCTCAATCGATGCGTTTCTGTCTTCATCAGCTCGAAGTTCGAACTCGATATAACAGGGCCGCTCTTCGTTGTCGCCCGGTCTTATATCTACCATAAAAGCCTCCGCAGATTAAAAAGATGAGCGCCCCAAAAGCAGGGCGCTCACAATGGGACTGCTTAGGGCCTAATTAAGCAGCGCTTCCGTCATCCATGAATGGATATTGGATCTCGAACTCGGCAAGGCCCGATGATGGTGTACCGATTGCCGACGCGCCGATAGCTAACTTCACTCGGTCGCCAGAAACAACAGCATCATCAATGCTGCCTGCCGTAGAAGTCGCATAAACGAGTCCGTTATCGACGTAACTGGCGAGACACTTGCCGACACCTTTGCCATAAATCTGATACCAGCCGTACTGACTGGCAACATTAATTGACATAGCGATGCCGACAGGGCCGATGGCGTTAGCCGCTAACAGCGCTGTGGTGTTGTCGTCTTGATTAAAGGTTACCCATGAGCCAAGCACTGTTGATGCGACGCCCGCGAGATAGATAAACATCCCCGAACCATAAGCCGTTGAAGCGACATCGTTCGCTTGAACAATAGTTCCCAGCGGCTGGTTCTGAGTTGTCGAGGTGTCGGCGATATTTTGCATACCGACAATGGGGTTAACGATTTGATAGTCAGACATAATTTCCTCCTGATCTGATTATTGCCGGTTAAGCCTTCATTACGCCCTGAAGCGAACGATTGCTCACAGTCATATTGCCCTGCCAGATAATCGGCAGTACTTCGGCGTCCTGATTCACCGATGATTTTTCGGGGACTTCCGTCCAGTTTGCATCTCGATGAGCGCAAACGCCGATGTAATCGGTATTCAAGAAGTATGCGTGTTGATCGGGCATACCCGCTGCCAGACTGTCATATACCACGTCTGCGCCTTTGTATTTAAGCGAAGTCGTGCCGGTTTTCAGATCTGTCGTGTTGGTGTAACGCTGAATGCTGGTTTGGCTGTTGTCGAAGAACGTAAAGTACGTGTCATCCATTACAATCAAATCAGGCTGATCATTGTTACGAGTCAGTTGCAACCAAAGCGGGAGCATCAAGCTCTCAATGGTTGTTGCAGATGGCGTAATTGCACCACCGCCTTGAATAGGCGCGGCTGCTGACTGCAAACCCGACTTCCAAAACGTATACGTAGAGGAGTTGATACCGCCAACTGTTCCGGTGCCTGCATCGGAGACTAACGCTTGCAAACCGTTGATCTGGTTCGCTGCGGTGCCGTCCGAATACATGTCGCTGGAAAAGTTGTTACCGGCAGTCTTCATCGCGTTTTTCAGCTTGTTTTTGACGAGCTTAATAACGCCTTCTTTACCGGCATTCTGACGAACTTCGAGTCCACTGGCGACGACGTTAATCGCAACCTGTTTCCAGGAAAAGTTCGCAGCGGTAAACACTTCCGACTGCGCGATGTCTAGCGTGTCATATCCGCTATAGCGTTGGTAGGTGCCATTCTCCGCATAATCGAGCGGGACCTGAATCTCCCAGCCCCCGGATATTAAATCCACCCGATCCTTCTCGGTTAGTCGCTGGTGCAACGCGGTGTGGTTAGAGACGTTATCCGTCACATATTTGTTTTTGAAATGACGATACGTGATCGCCGAGATTTCCGTAAAGCTACTATTAGCTGGCATGATTATCCACCTTATTTATCTAAGCTGAGATGCGTTCGTCTACTAGTGCTCCGATAAAATCATCTACATTTTTTGAATGAGCGACAGTCGGCGGCAATGTGCCCGTAGATTGAATGTTAGTACCCCCGGCGCGTCGAGCGTTTGCGGCATTCTCTTTTGCCTTGGCGACGCGTTCCGCGTTCGCCTGCGCTTGGCGATCAATTTCCATCTTGCTCGACACACTTTCGTTGGCCGCTGCGGCCATTTTGTACGCCATGTCAAGATATTGATCGTGCGACAGTCCGGGTTTACTTTCTTTCAATGTAACGACGATAGGGACCATGTCATCATGGAGTTCCTCATAAAACGGATGCGCTGCCGCAAAATCGTTTATGACGCCGGTTACTACTTGGCCTTGCTGCTGTAATTGTTGCTGATTCTGTTGTGCAAGATGATTTTCTTGAGCGGCTAAACGCTGCTGCAAATCAACAATTTGAGGATCGCTAGGGGCTTGTCCCCCAGCCTGTTGGTTAGCTGCTACATCGGCTAAGGATAATCCGCGACTTTCGAGTAAATAGCTCGCGAACCCAATCGGATCTCTTTGCGCATAATCAGATAAAGAAAGTAGCTGCTCGAAACCCTGGGCTACATTCATACCGTTCATCGCAAATTGTTCACGTCTTGAGGCGGCTACTCTGTCGAGGTCTTCGTAATATTTCCTTTGCTCTGCAACTTCCATCGTCTTTTTCGTGTAATCAGCCTGTTGCTCTCTGTCGCGATCTGATACCCATTTTTGAGCCTCAGGCGGCAAAGTGTAAAATGCTTCACGATCTTCTGCCGACAT